GAATTTTAAAATCTCAAAACAACACAACACAAAACAATCAATCACAAAAACTCCTTCTCTCCTTGCTCTCATTTCTTTTCTTAACGAACAGTGATGGCGGTCGAATTCATGGTTGGGAACTTTCAGTTCAAGGTGCAAGAGGAAAAAGTCTGGAAGGTGGAGAAAGTTGTAACTGAAGAGCGTAGTTTAGTAAGCACACTCACGCGGCAGTTGTGCTACGATAAGCATGCGCAAGAAGTTACTATGGGTTGTGGTACCGGTTGTGCTTCTCTTCGTGCGTACACGAAGAGTGGCTTGGCGAGAGCGATCAAGAACGAAGATTTGGACAGGTTTGGACGGTGTCATACCTGTCAACTAATGGCTGTGGTGGGTCCCGCTCGGGAACATCGGAAGGTACTTGAATGTCTCACGCCGGTGTGGCGCGATGTTGAGGTTGTGCATGAGGTTGTGAAACCGATTGCACGTGAAGTTCGTGAGATAGTGACGGCGCCAGTCGTTACATGCCAACTTGTTCAGAAAACTCAGACACATATGGATCTGATTAATGATATAGTGGCTGGTGTTCAGGACAGTGATGAACACGAGGTGGAAGAGGATCAGAGCCCGGAAAATGAAACACAGCATGAAGAGATCATTACAAAGAAGCCATTGCCTTATGTAGCACCACATGCGCGAATTTTAAGGCAAATATCAAATGAGATGATCAAAAGGGAAGAGGATCGTTGCGAGCGCATTTTCACCTTATTCTTCAACAAGCCCGCGATCAGAAGCGAACTGCGACGTAAACAATTTGGAAAACTATTGAAAGAAAACGGCTATACACGCATCAAACCAGCGCTAGACGAGGAAATTGAGAGGAATTTGGCTCAGGCTAGAGAAATGAATGATTTGGAGAAAAGTTTCTGGGCACAAGATCTATCAAAGTTTAGAGTAAACGGAGAGGTTCGCCTTAAAACAGTAATTGCGTGTGGGCAGTCTATTGGATTTGCTAGCAAATATCACAAAAGGTCAATCAAGAAACCCGTCTGCAGAGGATTGCTGCGAACATACCATAAGCTGCATAAACCAGTAAAGGGGCAACCATCGAATCTCACAAGAGCTATTTTGAATATAGCACAGAAAAACAAAATTCTTGTTGAGATCATCAAAGGTAAAAGGAAGTTAACAATGCACATGAAACGAGTTGAAGGGCGGAATTTAGCATGCGTGAAACTCTTACATGAAAGTGGTGTAAGGAGAAAGAGAGAATTACACCCACGAATCTTCAATGAAGAACTAGCAGCGATAGCTCGATTGAATAATCATTTTGTGGGGATTAGAGAAGCCGATGTGAAACCAGGATATAGTGGTGCTGTGCTTTCAAATACCATCATCAAAAATTGTAATCGCAATTACAATGAAATGGTTGTGAGGGGAATTCATGAAGGAAAGCTAATTGATGCACGATCTAAACTCAGCTATTTCATGATGCTTAGCACGCGACACTTCAGTTCGTATGAGCATGATTTTTGGCAGGGTTGGAAACGAACTTTTGATAGATTGGCTCCAGACTTTGACCACACTTGTATCGCTACAATGCCAAATGATCAATGTGGGGAGATCGTGGCTGCGCTGTTCCAGAGTATGCATCCATGTAAGCGAATATCATGTCAGCAGTGTCGTGATTCATTAACCACTATAAGTAGGGAAGAGTATTATGAGCACCTTAATACACTGTTTCAGGAACATGATAGTGTGTACAAGGAGTTAAGTGAAAAACATGAGAGTCTTGCAACAGTTTTAGCACACGCGCGCAAACGAACAATTGGAAATCCAAACATTCAAGGTATTAGCGAAATCACAAGACTAGCTCAAGGCTCCAAAGCAACACAAATGCAACAAATCATAAAAATTCACAATGTGCTGATGAAGGGGTCTATAGCAAGTTCATCTGAGTTTGCGGATGCAACTAATAATCTTTTGGAGATCACGAGATGGATGAAGAACCACCTCACTCAAGTTGAGAAAGGAAGTGTTTCTACATTTCGTAACAAGGCATCGAGTAAAGCTGCATTGAATGTCGCACTCTTGTGTGATAATCAACTAGACAAGAATGGCAATTTTGTGTGGGGTGAGCGAGGGTACCATGCCAAGCGGTTTTTCACAAAATTCTTTGAAGTTATCCAACCGGGTGATGGATATGAAAAGTATACTAAAAGGAGAAACCCAAACGGTGTGCGTCTTCTAGCCATTGGCCATTTAGTAGTTCCTATGAGTTTGCATAGGGCTCGGCGTGCGCTTGAAGGTGTCACAATCAAACGTCTAGACATTACAGAGGCTTGCATTTCAAAAGACTACACAGTGCAATACACATGTTGTTGTGTAACTGATGATATTGGCAAACCTATGTTTTCAAGCATCAAGAGTCCAACGAAAAGTCATTTAGTGATTGGTAATACAGGTGACTCAAAATACATTGATTTACCTTCACTAGATGAGGAAAGAATGTACATTGCAACGGATGGCTACTGTTATTTAAACATATTTTTGGCCATGCTTGTGAATGTAAATGAGAAGGATGCAAAAGATTTCACAAAAACAGTGCGTGATACAATAATTCCAATGCTCGGAACATGGCCAACAATGCATGATTTGGCAACAGCATGTTATATACTCACAGTATTTCATCCTGAAACAAAGAATGCAGAGCTTCCGCGAATACTGGTCGATCATGAAGCTCAAATAATGCACGTTGTAGATTCTTATGGCTCATTATCAACGGGTTATCACATTCTTAAAGCCGGGACAGTGCAACAATTGTTACCTTTTGCGTGCGAATCATTGGAAGGTGAAATGAAATTTTACAAGGTTGGTGGAAAGGAAAAGACGGATAGTCGAATCGCAGTTGAACTAGCTCTGATTAAAGGTGTGTACAGACCTAAGAAATTAATTGAACTTATTGAACAAAATCCATATGTTTTGTTTATGAGTTTGGTGTCACCAAAATTGATAATTGCATTATATAATGTTGGTGGGCTGGACATGGCTTTAGCTCATTGGATTTCAAGGGACACAGATGTGAGCACAATTCTATCAATTTTAGCGTATCTGGCACAAAAAGTCTCAAGAGCTAGCATTGTGCATGAACAGATCAAACACATCAATCAGAGTGCACAACAAATACTTGCTATTATGAATGGTATGTCGGAACCATCGATAACATTTGAAGTTGTTAAGCAGTATTTAGAATGCGTGTCCGACAGGATTGTAGTGGATTCACAGTTGAAGGAGAATGGGTTTTTGACGGTACAAGATAGTCTTTATGAAACAATGGAAAAAATTTATGCCGAAAGGTTAAACAAGGAATGGTGCGACTTAAGCTGGTTGGAAAAATTTTCATTAACAAAACATTGTTACAGTCGACGGATCTATACTTCAGATGTTTTGCCAATCATAAAAGATCAAGAGGTAGAAGCCAAATACGTAATATCATGCACTTGGTTTTACGGAAAGATCAAGGAAGCCCATGCTGGAACCAAAAAGTACATTGGAATGAAAATTCAAGAGGGTGGTAAGAAAATGCAGAATCTCATGGTCACACACACCGTTAGAGTTTTCCATAAGTGTTTCTCAGACATGGCATATCTGATGAATGTAATGTTGATCATGCTAGCACTTGTGCGAGTGATAAATTTCATAAAAGTGCATATCGATGAAGTCAAGAGTCTTAAAGAGAATGCTGTTCATGAGGAATTTAACCAAAACATGAGATCTCTTGCAATTGTGCACACATTGTATACAAAGATTAAAGGAGTACCAACTGAGGAGGAATTCATTGAGCATCTTCGAGTGTCACATCCAGAACTAGAAACCTTCTATCAGAAACAATTGTATGGGCAAGTGCGACTGCAGAATAAAGCATATCTGGAACGAAATTTTGAGAAAGTGATAGCGTTCATGGCTTTAATCACAATGATTTTTGATGAGCGGAAAAGTGATGCAGTTTTCAAATGTCTTGGAAAAATTAAAACTGTTTTTAACACAATGAGTGATGTTGTTAGACCTCAATCACTTGATGAGATTATTAGCATCGAAGATGAAAAGAAAGAGACTGTTGATTTTCAACTAGATACTGATATCATAGCAACATCAGTCACAAACGATGAGAGATTTGAAGTGTGGTGGCAGAACCAGCTTGATCAGAATCGTGTTATCCCACATTATCGCAGTACTGGTACATTCCTTGAATTTACAAGAAACACAGTTAATCAAGTTTGCACAACAGTGCAGACATCTGCAGAAAATGAATTTTTGATCAGAGGTGCCGTTGGATCTGGAAAATCTACGAGTTTACCGCACCAACTTGGGAAGAAGGGATGTGTTTTGATAATTGAACCTACGAGACCATTGGCTGAAAATGTGGTGAAACAGCTTCGAAAGGAACCTTTTTATAATGACGCCACACTTCGAATGCGTGGAATGAGTGCTTTTGGATCGAGCAACGTCACTGTAATGACTAGTGGTTTTGCACTTCATTTCTATGCGAATAATCAAGCGCTATTACATAAAATCAATTATGTTATAATTGACGAGTGTCATGTAATTGACGCATCAGCAATGGCCTTCTATTGTCTTCTAAAGGATTTTGATTTTAAAGGAAAAATCTTAAAAGTCTCAGCAACACCACCTGGTCGGGAATGCGAATTTGAAACACAATATCCGGTCAAATTGCGAGTTGAGGAACAAGCCAGCATTCAGAGTTTTGTGAATGCTCAAGGGACAGGTAGTAACATGGACGTTACTAATGATGGTGATAATATCTTAGTGTATGTTGCAAGCTATAATGATGTGGACACCATGAGTAAACTTTTGTTGGAGAAATCATTTCAAGTTACAAAAGTTGATGGAAGAACCATGAAAATGGGAAATGTTGAGATTATAACAAAGGGAACTAGCAACAACAAACACTTTATTGTCGCAACAAATATTATTGAAAATGGAGTCACCTTAGACATAGAAGTTGTTGTAGATTTTGGACAGAAAGTGCAAGCAGAACTTGATAGTGATTTGAGGAGCATGTCATATTCAAGAGTGTCAGTATCGTATGGTGAAAGAATTCAACGTCTTGGTCGAGTGGGAAGAGTTAAGAATGGAGTTGGGCTTCGAATTGGTCATACAGAAAAAGGCATTAGTGAAATACCAATTTGCATAGCGACTGAGGCAGCTTTTTACTGTTTTGCATATGGATTGCCTGTTATGACACACAATGTTACAACAAGTATTTTATCTAAATGCACTGTAAACCAAGCTAAAACCATAATGCACTTTGAATTACCTTGCTATTTTATGGTCGATTTGGTTTTGTACAATGGCACTATGCATCCTTTGATTCACGATGCTTTAAAAATCTTTAAATTGCGAGATTCTGAGATTCTTCTGAGCACACTAGCAATACCAAATGCTTGTGTTTCACGTTGGTTAGCAGCGCATGAATACAGAAAGTATGGGATTCGGACGAATGTTGAAGAGAAAGTGAAGATTCCTTTTTATGCGAACAATATTCCAGATAGGTTGTATGAGAAATTATGGAAAATTGTGCAAGAGAACAAGCATGATGCAGGATTTGGGCGATTAAATCTTGCTAATGCGTGTAGGGTTGCATATACACTTACAACTGATGCCACAGCGTTACCAAAAACAATAGGAATCATTGATCAACTCATCGTGGAAGAGCAGAGGAAGAAATCGCATTTTGAAACATTAGTATCTTCATTAAACACCCATAGCTTCTCACTGCAGGGGATAATAAACAGAGTTAAAAACAGATACATGCAGGACCACACGAGCAGTAATATCAATATACTTCAAGTGGCAAGGGCGCAGATCATTGAGTTCAGTACTGCAAATTTTGACCTTTCAAAACCTAGCTCAATATTGCATTATGGAGCATTGGATACTGTGCGATTACAAGGAAAGGACGAAGTTAGCAAATTTTTGAAGTTGAAGGGGAAATGGAACGAATCACTTGCTATTACGGATATCGTTGTTGCCAGCATGGTCGCAATCGGTGGTGTCTGGATGGTATGGGATTATTTTCGCCAGGAGATCAAGGATGTTGTGGTTCACCAAGGAAAACGATCCAATCAAAAATTGAAATTTCGAGACGCCAGGGATAGAAAAGTTGGGCGAGAAGTGTATGGTGATGATGGGGTTGTTGAACACACATTTGGTGAAGCATACACTAAGAGAGGCAAAGTGAAGGGTAATCATCATAAGAAAGGAATGGGTAATAAAACAAGGAATTTTGTGCATCTGTATGGTTTTGATCCAACTGAGTACTCATTTGTGCGTTTTGTGGACCCAATAACAGGAAAAATGATAGACGAAGCACCGCATGTTGATATGTCTCTAGTACAAAGTGATCTCGCAGAAGCTCGTGTTCAAGCAATGGCGGAAGATGATGACTTGATTGATTATGTTAGAGCTAAACCTGGAATTCAAGCTTACTTTGTAGATCAGAAAGCAAGAAAGGCCATCAAAGTTGATTTGCATCCTCACAATCCGCTAGCAGTTTGTCGAAGCAAAGCTACAATAGCCGGATTTCCAGAGAGAGAATTTGATCTGCGTCAAACAGGACCTGCACAGGCGATACCCTATGATGAAGTGCCAGCATTAACAGATGTTGTGCGTCAGGAAGGAAAATCAATTCTCAGAGGGCCGAGAGATTATAATCCAGTTGCGCGATCAATTTGTGTTGTTAAAAACTCATCCGACGGGATAAATTCAAGTATGTTCGCGATTGGTTATGGTTCAGTGCTAATAACTCCGGGACACTTTCTTGAGAGAAACAATGGAACCATGGAAGTGAGGACTTCAATGGGTTATTTTAAGGTGGAAAACACAACGCAACTTAAGATTCATCATTTGAAAGGTCGGGATTTAATTTTAATTCAAATGCCTAAAGATTTTCCACCTTTTCCGCGTAAACTTAGATTTCGATTTCCCCTCGAGGGTGAAAAGTGTTGCATGATTGAATCACTCTTTCAGCAGAAGAGCTTATCCAGTTGTGTCTCTGAATCAACAGTTGTGATGCCCACTGAAGGGTGCTTTTATTGGAAACATTGGATTTCAACAAAAGAAGGTAGTTGTGGGGCTCCGTTTGTTAGCACCAAGGATGGTTTTATTGTTGGTGTCCATGGATTGGAAGGGTGCATTGCTGAGAAGAATTATTTTATCACTTTTCCTGATGATTTTGAAGAAACAGTATTGCAGAATATTGATAGCATTGAATGGACAAAGCATTGGAAATATAATGTTAACAAAGTTCTGTGGGGCAAATTATCGTATGCTCGTGATGAAACAGATGCAGCATTTCAAATTGAGAAATTAACTAGGGATTTAAAAGAAGTGGACTTGGATGTTGTTTTTGAGCAAGCAGAAGTTGACAAATGGGTGTATCGCGATCTTGGTGTTAATTTACAAGCAGTGGGTGAGGCGGAGAGTCATTTAGTGACTAAACATGTTATTAAAGGAAGATGCCCATTATTTCAAGAATATTTAGCATCTGTTCCGTCTGCTCGAGCTTTCTTCGAACCTCTGTTAGGTAAATATGGACCGAGCAAGTTGAACAAGGGATCATTCAAGAAGGACTTCTTTAAATACAAATCTGAAATTTGCGTAGGAAGGGTTGACACTCAGTTGTTTGAAGTTGCAGTTCACTCAGTTATAGAAGAGATGCTTCGTGTGGGATTTAAGGAATGTGCTTTTGTCACATGTCCGGATGAAATTGTTTCATCATTGAATATGAAGGCTTCAGTTGGTGCTTTATTTAAAGGGAAGAAAAAGGAATATATTGAAGCCAGAACGCAATCGGAAATTGCAAATTTGATTCAATTGAGTTGTGAGCGCTTGTTTAATGGTCATATGGGTGTATGGAATGGATCTTTAAAAGCTGAACTGCGACCTGTTGAAAAATTACTTGAGAACAAAACGCGAACTTTCACTGCTGCACCAATTGATACACTGCTTGGAGCAAAGGTCTGTGTTGATGATTTTAACAATTTATTTTATTCATTGCATACAACAGCACACTGGACTGTAGGAATGACAAAGTTTTACAGAGGATGGCACCATCTTTTGACACAATTACCAGATGGATGGATTTACTGTCATGCGGACGGGTCACGTTTTGATAGCTCGTTAACACCTTACTTAATCAACGCTATCATTACTATCAGGAAATTTTTCATGGAGAAATGGTGGATTGGGCAGACCATGCTTGAAAATTTATATACTGAGGTTGTCTATACACCAATCCTAGTACCTGATGGGACAGTTGTGAAGAAATTTAAAGGGAATAACAGTGGGCAACCATCAACTGTGGTTGACAACACACTAATGGTTATTGTGGCTATGTACTACGCAATTGGAAAACACACCACTGAAGCCTGTGATTTTGGAGAGTTCATTAAATTCTTTGCAAATGGTGATGACTTGATCATAGCCGTGAAACCAGATATGGTTTTCATTTTGGATACACTACAAACATCATTTGATGAACTTGGTCTGACATATGATTTCTCTGAGCGTAGTGACAAGAGGAGTGATCTTGAGTTCATGTCGCATAGGGGCATTTTGAGGGATGGAGTCTACATCCCAAAACTTGATAAAGAACGCGTTGTTTCCATTCTTGAATGGGATCGCTCAACTGAAATCGCCCACCGTGCCGAGGCGATTTGCGCAGCCATGATTGAGGCATGGGGTTACAATGATTTATTGAATGAGATACGAAAGTTTTACTTATGGATCATGGAAAAACCGGAATATTCTCTTCTAAGTGCGAAAGGAGTTTTTCCCTACATTGCTGAGACAGCTCTTCGGAAACTTTATCTTGATCAAGATGCGAGTGAGCATGAACTTGAGCGTTATCTACTAGCGTTCAATGATATAACCGACGATTCTGAGTATGATGTCGTGTGTTTGCAGGCTGCAAATGATGAACTTAAGGATGCTGGAGCTGAAGAAGAGAAGAAGCGGGGAAAAAGCAAGATGTTCGAGCATAGTAGTGGCGCAATCGTTACAAAAGATAGGGATGTGGACACAGGTAGTAGAGGTCATGTTGTTCCAAGATTGGCAAAGATTGCGAAAGGAATGCGTATGCCACGTGTTGAAGGTAAAGATATTCTGAATCTGGAACACTTACTAACCTACAAGCCAGCGCAAGAGGATATATCGAATGTGCGAGCCACACACAAACAACTCAAGAATTGGGTGGACGCCATTTGTGATGAGTTGGGCATCGAGAAAGACCAAGTTGGGGTGGTGTTGAATGGTTTCATGGTTTGGTGCATTGACAATGGAACATCTCCAAATGTGAGTGGAGTTTGGACGATGATGGACGGACCGGAGCAAGTTGAATATCCGTTAAAACCTTTCGTGGAGAATGCAAAGCCAACTTTGCGTCAAATAATGCATCATTTCTCGGATGCAGCGGAAGCTTATATAGAATTTAGGAACTCGGAGAAAGCCTATATTCCAAGGTACGCGCAAATTCGTAATTTGAGGGATCAAAGTTTAGCACGCTATGCTTTTGATTTCTATGAAATGAATGCACGTACAACAAACCGGGCGCGTGAAGCCCATCTCCAAATGAAGGCGGCGGCGTTGAATAATGTTAGCACACGTCTCTTTGGACTTGATGGTAACGTTGTCACGCAGGAGGAAAATACAGAGCGGCACACAACAGCTGATGTGAATGCCAACATGCACTCTCTTTTGGGAGTCCGCCATATGTAGTAATATGTATAATAGCATGTTCTGTATTTGATGCTTAATTAATATAGTATTGTATCAGTGTGGTTGTACCATCGATATATTATATTAAGAAAAGACAAAGGATCGTTTGCCGGGGTCTTCTTAGGGTGACTTGATCACGTGATGAACACTGCGAACGTAACCCTTTAAAAAAAAAAAA